CCGACGACATTCAAGAAACATTAATCAAGGCAGCAGCAGATCTTATCTCAGAAGAAACTCCAAATTATCAATATGTAGGTGGCAGACTAATCAACTATGGTTTACGCAAAGAAGTATACGGACAATACACACCTTGCACAGTTAAAGAACTAGTAATTCGTAACATTGAAAACGGCTTTTATGATCCTGATCTAATCAACTACTACAACGAAGACGAATGGGAGAAAATCAACAGTTTCGTCAAACACGACAGAGACGAGGACCTAACCTACGTTGCAATGGAACAACTAAGAGGCAAGTACCTAGTACAGAATCGTGTATCCGGCGAGATATTCGAAACTCCGCAGATGTGCTATATTTTAATTGCTGCAACACTGTTCCAGAGTTATTCAAAAGAAACAAGACTACAATGGGTCAAAGATTATTATGATGCTATTAGTCTTCACGACATTAGCCTACCTACTCCTGTTATGGCCGGTGTTCGTACTCCGCAAAGACAGTTTAGTAGTTGTGTCCTTATTGAGTCTGATGATAGCCTCGACAGTATCAATGCTACTACCAGTGCCATTGTTAAATATGTAAGTCAAAAAGCAGGCATTGGCATCGGCGGCGGCAAGATACGTGCTATTGGTTCGCCAGTTCGCAGAGGCGATGCATATCACACAGGCATTATTCCTTTCTATAAAATGTTCCAAGCAGCCGTTAAAAGTTGCAGCCAAGGTGGCGTCAGAGGTGGTGCAGCAACTATCTACTATCCACTGTGGCATCTCGAAGTAGAAGAACTGCTGGTTCTAAAGAATAACAAGGGCACAGAAGAAACTCGTGTACGCCACATGGACTACGGTGTACAGTTTAATAAACTGATGTACGAACGCCTAATCACCGGCGGTAATATTACTCTGTTTTCTCCAAGCGATGTTCCTGGCTTGTATGATGCGTTCTTTGCAGATCAAGCACGGTTTAGAGAACTGTATGAAGCAGCAGAACGCAATCCAAAGATACGTAAAAAAACTGTAACAGCACTTGAAATATTTGGCTCATTCATGGAAGAGCGCAAATCAACAGGCCGTATCTATTTACAAAACGTGGACAATGCAAACGATCACGGCAGTTTCTTGCCTGAACTTGCACCTATTCGTCAAAGCAATCTCTGTGCAGAAATTGACTTGCCAACCAAGCCATTAAGTGATCTAAACGATGCGGAAGGTGAAATCAGCCTTTGCACCCTTTCCGCCATTAATTGGGGTAACATTCGTACACCTGCAGACTTCAAGCGTGTCTGCACACTGGCAGTTAGAGGTCTTGATGCACTGCTATCCTATCAAGACTATCCAGTTCTTGCAGCAAGATTGTCAACTGAAAAGCGCCGTCCGCTAGGTGTTGGCATTATCAACTTTGCATACTGGATGGCCAAGCATGGACTTAGTTATCAACATATAGATGCAGAAGGACTTGCACTGATTGACGAGTGGGCAGAAGCCTGGAGTTACTATTTGATTAAAGCCAGTGCTGATCTAGCAACGGAACAGGGTGCCCCTAGCGGCAACTTAGAAACCAAGTACGGACACGGCATCACACCTAACCAAACCTACAAGAAGGATGTTGACGATCTTGTGCCACACGTTGAACGCATGGACTGGGCAGAACTTCGCAAACAGTTGAAAGAAACTGGCATTCGCAACAGTACACTGATGGCATTGATGCCCAGCGAAACTTCAGCACAGATTGCAAATGCTACAAACGGAATTGAGCCGCCACGTGCATATATCAGTGTTAAGCAAAGCAAGCACGGCGTACTAAAGCAGGTTGTTCCTGAATACAAGCGTCTAAAGAACAAGTACGATCTACTATGGGATCAAAAGTCACCAGAAGGTTATCTAAAGATCATGTCAGTGTTGCAAAAATACATTGACCAAGGCATTAGTGTTAATACCAGTTACAATCCAATCTACTTTGAAGATGAAAAGATTCCTATGAGTGTGATGCTACAGCACATGGTAATGTTCTACAAATACGGCGGCAAGCAGTTGTATTACTTCAACACCAACGACGGCGCTGGCGAACTAGACGTAGCCAAGATGGTCAAAGAAGACGCATTTGAGCCCGAAATACAAATCAGTGACGAAGCCGCTTGTGAAAGTTGCACAATTTAATTGACAGAGCCCGAGGGCTCTGTTACACTCTTATAGCATTTAACAAAGGATAAAAATGAGCAGCGTATTTGATTTAGAAAACCGTGCAGATCATACACAGGTAATGGCATTTCTCGACCCAACAGGTGGTCCTACTATCCAGCGTTATGACACGCTGAAGTACAAACAGTTTGATCAACTCACTGATAAACAACTTGGTTTCTTTTGGCGTCCTGAAGAGATCGACGTTTACAAAGACGCAACAGACTTCAAGGCTCTAACAGCACATGAACAACATATTTTTACCAGCAATCTAAAGCGTCAAATTCTACTTGATAGTGTACAAGGTCGTGCTCCTGTAGAAGCATTTAGTCCTATTGTAAGTTTGCCAGAACTTGAAAACTGGATCCTGACTTGGACATTTTCTGAATCAATTCACAGCCGCAGTTATACACACATCATTCGCAACGTCTATGCCAATCCGAGCAAGATCTTTGACGAGATGATGGACATTGAAGAAATTATCGATTGTGCAGAAGATATCAGCAAAAATTATGACGAACTGATTGAACTTGCAACTTGGTATAATTTGCTTGGCGCAGGCACTCACACAGTTAACGGTAAAGAAGTTGCAGTTGAGTTGTACGAACTAAAGAAGAAACTATGGCTTGCACTGATGAGTGTTAACATTCTAGAAGGTGTTCGCTTCTATGTTAGTTTTGCTTGTTCGTGGGCATTTGCTGAACTGAAGAAGATGGAAGGCAATGCTAAAATCATCAAATTTATTGCACGTGATGAGAACCTGCATCTTGCATCAACGCAGATGCTGCTAAAACTATTGCAAAAAGACGATCCTGATTACGCCAAGATTGCAAAAGAAACAGAAGCAGATTCTATCAAGATGTTTGTTGATGCAGTTGATCAAGAAAAAACTTGGGCAGACTATCTGTTCAAAGGTGGCAGTATGATTGGTCTCAACACTCAACTGCTAACTGAATACATCGAGTGGATTGCTACCAAGCGTATGAACATGGTTGGTCTCAAGAGCCCTTACACTGTAAAGAACAATCCATTGCCGTGGACACAAAAATGGATTTCCGGTTCGGAAGTTCAAGTTGCGCCACAAGAAACTGAGATCAGTTCATACACTGTGGGCGCTATCAAACAGGATGTAGGCACAGATACATTTAAAGGATTATCATTATGAGCGAAACTATTGTATGGAGCAAGGACAACTGCCCCTATTGCGTTAAAGCAAAGCGTATGCTTGATGGTAAAGGTATACGCTACGAAGAAAGAAATATTACTGCTGGGCCTTGGACCAAGGAACAGTTGTTAGAAGCAGCACCTAATGCTAGAACTGTTCCACAAATTTTCCTACATGGAAATTACATTGGCGGATCAGACGCACTGGAAAAATACTTTGAAGATCATGACATGTGGAGAAACGATTAATGCTTATTGAAGCACCAATGAAGGACGGCGATACCGTTACTATTAAAACATTCAACGGCGATGAACTGATTGCTAGACTTGTTGAAACCAAAACAAATACCTATGTGGTGTCCAAGCCATTGGCAATTATGGCAACACAGCAAGGACTGGGTCTAGGTCCTTACACATTTACAGTTAATCCAGATTCCAAGATCGAGATTAACAAAAATGCAGTGATCTTTATTGCTAAGACTGACAGCGAAATGGCCAAGCAGTATATCAGCAGTACCAGCGGCATTAAGATGATATAAGGAGTTATTATGGCAGAGTTGTGGGCAGTCGAAGGAGATCAAAATTCACACGGCGGCGGCGAGTTAAATGCCGACGGAGATTCTAGTCCGCAAACTGTTAAAATAAACGGTAAACCTATTATAGTACACGAAAGCACAGCAGAACCAGATGGCTTCTTACATCCTGTGCCACCAACTGACACTGCCGAAGGATCCGGAACTGTTTTTTGTTACGGTGCACCTGTACACCGAAATGGTGATTTACGTAAATGTGGAGCAACTACAGTTGTAACAGGTCAGTCTACGGTCAAGGTTGGTTGACAAACCTTAAAGTTACTGCTATAGTAAGTTGTGAAACAAAGGTGAAACATGAAAAAGATTCTAACGGACTGTGACGGCGTGTTGCTGGACTGGGAAGGTCCATTCCACGAGTGGATGATTAAAAAAGGCTATACCAAGATCAAGCACGGTATCTACAACCTTGCTGAAGCATACGGTATCCCCAAAGAAGACAAGCATGACGTTGTACGTGAATTCAACGAAAGTGCTTGGATGTGTTGCTTGCCAGTGCTGCGAGATGCAGACACAGGTGTTGCTCGATTGTTTGCAGAGGGCTACCGCTTTGACGTAATTACCAGTTTGAGCCTCGATCCATATGCCAAAGAACTGCGTTGGATCAACCTTAACCGTACTATCGGCAGTGCTGCGTTTGACGATCTCATCTGCCTTGATACTGGTGCAGACAAAGATGACGCCTTAGACAAGTACGAGCAGGGACATTGGTGGATCGAAGACAAACCAGAAAACTGCGACACTGGTTTGAAATACGGTCACCGTCCAATCCTTATTGATCATCCACACAATCAATGGTATCAAAACCCAGCGGTTGTTCGCGTAAACAACTGGCAAGAAGTATGTGAGGTAATTCTCGGTGAGTGACACGCACGAACAGTTAAAACTTGCCTTTGCTATCTATTTGCAGGAAACTGAAAAGTTCGAGCAAAAAGGTGTAAAGGCGAGTGCTGTTCGAGCAAGACAAGCACTACACGAAATGAAGGATCTAATCATTCAACGTCGCAAAGAGATACAAGAAAAGAAAACTGACCTATAATAAATACACTATAGAGGTAAATGACGATGGATACACTTAACGATTTAAAAAAATATATTCAAGTTGAATACGGAGTTGAGCCCACTCAATTTGACGGCAAAGTGTTGCGTTATCGTGCAATTTCCTTTGAACGCAACCTACCCAGTATTATGGTGCAGAATCAAAAAGTCAGCGATATGTGGACCGTGAAACGTACTGGACACAGCATTGACTATTTCCGCACTGAAGAATTAAAATTGGCAGTAAATCCTGGCGGTAGTTTGCTATACTTTTTTATGCCCAAATCGAGGATTTAATGGACAAAGAAAACATTGATTACCTTTACGGAATTGCACGTAAGGTAACGTTTTATTATAATGTAAGAAAAAAAGCAATTTCATACTTGCTCAATAATAAAATCAACAGTAAGGATCTATCAGTTAACGTACTGTTAATGTCTGCAATTTGGGCTGCACATCAATTAAACGATGATTTAACAGAAGAAAACCTGCTGGTAAATTTTGGTTTAATTGCCAAGGACGATGCTGAATTTAGCAATACAATAATGCGACTGCACCCGGAACAGCATCACTTGACTCTTGAAGAAATTCTAGACATCATGGTGGAACGTTCCAGAAAAAACACTTGACAGATATCTATTGTATGCTATAACTCAATAGCAACACGGAGCAAGCAATGAAAAAGTTTTCTAAACGCTACTACAAGCCCGAAGGTTGGGGACCGTTTAAAAACTCTTTGCTGCTTGGTTTAGAATGGACTGCCAAAGGCAGCAAAAACAACACATATTCCATTACAGTTACTGAAAACGGATTCGAGTGCAGTTGCACTGGATTTACTTTCTATGGAAAATGCAAACACGTCACAGAAATTTTAGAAAGGTTTGACAATGAACACAATCGGTCGTATGCACCATAATACTCCAAAGGAACTAATTGAGGAGTTTCTCAACCGAGGCGGCAAAGTTAAAGTTTGTTCAACAGGTGAAAGAACAGAAGAAATTGAATATACTTCTGGATTCTACGGCAGAAAGAAAAAAAAGGTCGTTGTTGAAGATGTTGAAATTGAAGTTGAAGTTGAAGTCAGCGATGACGAAAGTTAAAGCACATCTAGTAGATGTGGACTGGCCAATCAAAATTAGCAATCCTTGCAGAGAAATCGCCCTTCCTGTATTGATGCGACCCATTGACATTACATACCTACGGTTAAAAGGCATTGGTGTTTATGATTACACCGAAAGCCTAGAAATGGAAGATGAGTGGG